GTCAAACCAAGAGCAGCAATTGCAGAGTTACCTGTAGCTGTGCTTCCTGTGTTGTCAACGAGTTGCAAGTTGTAACCAACCATTTCCTGGTTAGCTGAAGCGATAGTTGTACCAGAAGAAACAACAGCAATCTTAAAGATTGTGTCAGGATCATCAGCAACGATTGCTACTGCATCACCAGCAAGTGTACCGCCGGGCCAGTATTGGCTGAACAGTTTTTGCTTGGTTGTTGGGTTGGTGTAAGAACATCCCAAGAACACGCCAACAGGGATTTTGCCAGAAGCAAAGCTGTTAGATGTCAAGGTTGTACGGTTTGCAAAGCCGTTTGTCTGGTACACGAGGTCACCATAAAACATGCTTGTTGCGTAACCGTATTGGATAGGTAGGTTTCTAGTGGAACCAGAAAATACCTGTCCGCCAATCAAATTGATCGGCTTTAGCCCGTATGGGGCTGAGACGGTAGGATATGCCATTTAAAAACTCCAAAAAATTTATGAACCTTTGCCAAATTGNACTTCAGATTTCCTATCTGCGAACAGAGTTGGCATCCGAGAATCTTGTTGGCGCATGAAATTGTTGTCTACAGATTCCATCTGAGCCTTGTTTTGCCTTGCGTAATAATCATCACGCTGCTTTAAAAATTCTTCAGGAATACGAGTCAAAATCAATCCACCCACTTCAATACAGCCTTTAAATCTGCCTTCAGTGGACGCGTGCATCATCATTTCAGGATAATCCGCCTGTTTACACGGCTCATATCCTTCACGCAACTTAGAAGAAATGTTGGACGGATCAACCGTACCTAATATGCTGATTCGCATCCATCTATGTTTCCAACCTGGTCTTTCGTTCGGGCTTGGAAGAGTCTCTGGCGGTCTCCATTCCGTTGGTCTTTCATACACGTCACGAGTCTCTAATTCACGGGGTTTACGGTTATCAGTCATATTATTCACCTCTATTTAGTTGAGCAACCTGCTTTGCATATAGTTCTAACGGCACACCAAGTCTTCGCGCAATGGCGGCTTGAGATGCTTTTAGCTTTACGCGGCTAGGCGGAGTGCTGCGGCTTGCTGGAGCCACAACTGGGTTTGGTGCGCGGCGTGGAGGACTTTCCTCATATACCGGATTAGACGTTGAAGAGTCGTCTTCCTCTGTGCTCCTGAANTTCTCAGGGAAACGCTTTCGCATTGTATTATCTATAGTCCTAAAGTACTCTTCAGAACCGATATAACCTGAACCATACTCTTTGGCAAGTCTCTTGTCAAGTCCCATTGCCATCATGGTCATTTCTTCGTCTTTTCCAAACCACTCTGAGTTTTCTTGAACCCATCTTTGGGTTCTTGGGGTCATGTTGGCTTGGGGGCGCTGTGGAGGCTCNGGTGTCTGGTATTGCTCTACAGGACGCATGTTTTCNACGTTATGTAGNTTCAAGTTTGCCTTAGCAACTGAGTCTTGAGCCTCTACGAGTGCATCTGAATCTCCAGCCTCAAACGCTTCTTTAAGACGTTTTTTAGCCGCCTCAAGTTCGATTTGTGCCGCCGATTTGCTGGTGTCTATGAAGACTTTACTTCCGTCTTGTAGACGTTGTTGAAGGGCTTTATTCTCTTCATACATNTTTCTTGCNAACTCNTCCGCAGCCTCGCGTTCACGCAGTGCTTCTTCTTTAGCCCGGCGTTCATCGTGGTAGCCTTTGGANAACTTCTTAATTCTGTTTTTGACCTTGTCATCGTATGAGGCAAGCTCATCATCTGTTGGGTCTTCTGGGGCGGTTGGCATGGGCTTTCTACCCCTGTCCTCCTCAGGTGTATCGTCTTCTATCTCAATATCAAGTTCCATTTGTGGGTCTTTTTCAACCTCATCAGGGAACTTAAATTCTTCGCCTTTAAATTCAGCCATATTTGCTCCTTAAGGGTTATGCAGCGCGGGTTATTCCGCGTGGGTCTTCTACAACAGCTTCAATAGAGTCATCGTTGATGATTCTGAATTCTCTGCCGTGAATTTTCAGGCGAGTGCCTGAATTGGGGCGGACGATGATGAAATCACCTTCCTTGCAAGAAGGACCTGATGGGAATCTGGTCGTATCTTTGTAGCAATCAGGACCGAGCTTTACAACAAAAAGAACTGGTGTCAGAACTTCTTCNAAATGCACGGTTTGAGATGCTTTAATAATTCCACTTTCGCTATCTTGAAACTGCTCCATCGCCTCAGGGACGACAGTCAATATGTGATAGGTTTTTGGATCTGGCAACTGTTTGGCTTTTTCTTCTTCCTTTTTGTTAAGGATTCCCGATAAATCCACAGCGTTTACATCAAAATTCATTCTTCATGCTCCAAACGATTTGCAAGGTCTTTGACTAAAGTTTCCGCATGTGTTAGACCCCGAATAACACCGCAGACATGCCGATACTCAGCATGATCTTTTGCACCACCTCCTGACAAGTGAATCTCTTGATCTCTTTTGAGTTCTTTGATTTTGTCTAGGATGTAGGAAGTAACATCATTCATTTCTTAGCCTTAGGTTCTTTGTTAGACATTATTTGCATTCTTTGATTGATCATTTGCTCTTTGTGTTTGCTAATGTCAATACCAAGTCTTGCGCCTTCTAATCTTTGAGATTTCTCTAACTTATCTCTTGCCGCCTGGGCAGTTGCAGCAACNTGCATNCCCGCAATTTCTTTTTGTGCCTCAATACGCATTTTTTCAATGTTGAGTTGATCTGCTTTAGCCGCCGCCTCAATTTGTTGTTTTTGGGCTTTGAGCTGTAGATCTTGTTGCTTGAGTTGAAGTTCTTGCTGTTGCATTTGAACAATTGGGTCTTGCATTTGTTGCTGGGCTTGTTGAGCCTGAGCCTGTTGTTGGTGTTGCTGAGTGATTTGCTGGGCAGCTTGAGCAGCCTTAACCGCAATNTGATCAGCCATCTCTGGTGACATCGTCTTGTTGGCTTCTTCTCCTGGAAGAGACATTCCCATAGACTGTTCAATCTGTACCCTCATCTCCATTGCTACGTGCTCATTGATGTGAGCCATTGCCGCCGCCATGATTTGCGGGGCAGCAGGATTCATCTGCATAAGTTGTTGGATTTGAGGATTTTGGATTGCCGCCATATGCACCTGAATATGTGCCTGATGGTTTTGTTCAACAAAGGCTTTACAGGTTTTCCTGTGAGTAGGTTTTGGTTTTCCTGAACGGGATCGGTTGGAACCTCATCATCTTCTGTGGGTACTAACTTCGCCGCGTTTTTAATTCCCAATACCTCAATCATTTGCCTGTGAAGTAGTGGTAAATCATAGAGTTGTGGGGCGCTTTGGGCTAACTGAAGAACCGCCTGGTATTGAACGATCTTTTGTGCCATTGTTGCAGCGTTAGGATCTGATACAGGTATCACATCTACTTGGTGGTAGTCAGAAGCTTTGGCGGATTTCTTGCCTTCTTCGGGTTGGTAGTCATACTCTCCCGGCGCATAATCTGCAATGATCTCCTTTAAGAGCTTGAACTCTTGTTTCATTGCGTAATGCAACCTAGACTGCACTGCCGTCATGACCTTTAAGGTTCTTTCAAGAATCGCGAGTGTCGTACCGACCGGAGCCTGGCTTGACATGTCGGACACTTTAATGTCTCCGCTGGAGGCAAACGCTCTTCCTTCTTGCACAATATTTTGAAACAATGCAAAAAGGACTTGGCTTGGCTCTTTATAGGGTAGGGGAAGGATATTGTCCCTAATTGACCCGCTAGGTACGTCTACATCTCTCCATTCTCCTGGAGCAATCGGTGTATCGTCCCCTTTTGTCCTCATTCCTCTGGACTTTAGACCACCTGGAAGATTAGATAATGTCCCCGCATCGACCAACATACGCTGTAACATGGTCGCAGACTTGGCATATCCGCCGATTAAATGGATTAATCCGTAAGCGTAGAAGCCAAATCCAGGAATGTACTGATAATGCACAAAATGCTGTCTTTTGACGTGTAAAACGTCTTCCTCTAGCCAGTTTCTGCGTACCGATAGGACTTTTCTTGTGCCTTTTTCGATGGTTACGACATAAGGTAGGGCTATTCCCGTCTTTTCACCATTTCTGGTGTGCTCAAAACCTTGTAAATCTAGGTCTACGTGCATNTCAAGGATACGGAATCTGTCGTCTTGAATGGCNGACATGCCCATTTCTTCGGCTTTTTGCTTCTCAATATCGTCTAATTGATGGCTTGGCTCACCCAAATTACAGTCAATGTACATTCCTTTGTCCATTAACTTGATAACTTCGTTTTCTGTCTTTCTCATGACGTGCGTTACACGCTCAGAATCCTCTAAAGACGATGCTCCGTAGGGAACTACGATGTCTTCAGCAGGGATAAACATTGCTACTTGTCTTCCCTTGTTTGGGTCGTAATAGATTTTCTTAAATGCCGACCCAGCCAGTGGTAAATTCCACAATAATTTTTCATGCTCAGGGCGGTACTCCGTCATGACTTCCGTCAATTGGTAGTTCATATCGTCCCGCACGCGCATAGCAGCTTCTTCTGCCAGTAAGTCGATAGCTCCGACTATCTGTGTCTTAACAGGACCCATCGCCGGGAAAGTCTCCATCATCGCTTCAGACTGAAACCTCACAACAGATTCTGTCAACATGGGGTGAAAAACACCACAAGCACCGTTCCAGGGTTCTGTTCTTTCTTCGTAGCGTAGTCCTAGTAACTTAAGNCCTTCAATGTAGGCTTGGATCCATTCTTTTCTGTCTTGNATGTCTTTNTCAAAATCNTCAACCAGGTCCATACCTAGACTTTGTAGGACGTTGTCGTCTATATATTCCGCCAGATTGGCATCAAAATCTTCAGCGGTTTTAGGCTCAGGTCCAATTTGGATTTCTAAATCTCCAATGCCAATATTGACCGCCTCTGGATTTTCAATTTCAATTTCCATGTCCGGACCAGCGTCTAGTCCTTGTGGCATTGCGTATAGACTTTTTTCCATTTTGTTCCTTAGATTAACTTGTTGTTTCCTTTGATTGCCTTAACCACTCCGCCGTGTTTAAACGTAGGCTCAGGTCCTGGATCAAAAGGTATAGGTTTTGCCGTTTTATAACTCTCGGATATGAAATNCAACATATCTTGATTCTTGGGATGTTCTGCTGCGTAGCTTTCTATTTGGGAGTTCTTGGCGTAATCTTTTGCCATCTTCCCCGCNCCGTTCCAGACTTGTAGGAAAGGTTGTTTTATTCTGTCCGCTAGTTCATGTTTGTCGTATATCGCCCCAGCAAACTGGGCTGCTTCGTAATCATGACCTTCTTTGATAAGGTTGTTGGCAATTTCATTGGCTTTTTTATTATTCTTATTCATCGCATTAAAGCCGTAATCATCGCGCCCTTCATGTAGCGCCATATTGGCAAGCTGTTGAGGTGTCAGTTCAGGTACTCCGTATTTAGTCCCGGCGGCAGCAGCTCTAGCGAATGTCTCAAGTGTCTTAGGATCGAATTTATGGGGCAGAGTTTCCATCTGGTCTGTCGCACCAAATTTGTTTTTAGGATTGGCTCTATAGCCATATANAACTTCTGGGTATGTCATACCGTGTAGTACCTTTCTTTACGTCCTTTAAACCACTGAACTTCCTCAGGTTCGTCCGATTCAATCTCAATAAATCCGCCTTGTCTGTATCTAATTAACGCTTGACTGGTTGAGTCAACCAAGTCATCGTTGTCCCCNTTAGGNAAAGCCGCCAGTTCTTCCATCAACTCATCAGCCCAACGGGTTTGTGGACACCATACGATTCCTGAGTTGAATAAATCNGATATAGCGTTTACACGTGCAATNTTGTCATTGCCTTTGCTCGGNGTAAACTCAGTCAACGGTATTCCCATCTTTCTAAGCTCATAGATCAAAGGTGCTCCTGCCGCTTTCTTTTCTACTATTAAAGTATCAGGATTCCATTCTTTCCACATTTCCATCGCCCGAGTTTTTAGCTCAGGAAATTCCATCCTACGTTTAAACGAGTCTAACACGATAATGTTCGGTTTGTAATCCCCATTCTTATCTGGATGTTTAAACACACCCCAAGTTGTACATGCAGAATAGTCCGCCCGGTTGTTTTTTTCAAACGCAGTGTCCCAGGACTGNATAATATATTCACAATAAGGCGGGTTATCTCCCTCCCATATCTTCCACATATCCCTCTTAATAATCGCACCNTCCTCAGANGTAGGGTTCTGTTGGTACTGGGCTTCCCACTTAGAAACGGGGATCTCAGCCTTAATTGCCTCNAGTTCTTCTTTTTTCCAAAAAGCAGGCCANAAAGGTGTACCTGAGGGTAATATGGCAGGNAACTCTATAACCTCCCAGTCGTTTACACCTTCTTTTTGTGAACTCTTCAATATTTGCCCGGTCAGGTCTTTCTTTGACCATCTCGTCATCACAATAATAATACTTCCGCCTGGTTGTAGACGTTGGCGGGGACCAGATGTATACCACTCATACACCCCATCGTATACAGCAGGGTTACCTTGTTTAGCCTCTTGCTCACTATGAGGATCGTCAATGATCAGCAAATCCGCACCCTTACCCGTCACAGCTCCGCCTACACCAATAGCAAAGTAATCTCCGCCTTTGTCTGTATTCCATCTCCCCGCAGCTTTTGAATCGCTGGACAGTTTGGTATCAAACACTTTAGAGTAAGCCTCACTCTGTACAAGGTTACGAACCTTACGTCCAAACCCTACGGCTAATTCCGCCGTGTGAGCAGTCTGAATAATCTTCTTTTCAGGAAACCGTCCCAGAAACCAAGAAGGCAACAGATAAGAAGCAAACTCAGACTTGGTATGACGTGGAGGCATGTTGATAATAAGACGCTTTAGCGTCCCCGCCGCAACCCTCTCGAAAGCCTCCGCCATGATTTGATGATGTTTACCCGAGATAAACCCAGGCCACATCTGAGTCACAAAGTACAAGTAAGACTCTTTACATCTCTCTATCCTGTCCAGCTCAAGGAGCTGCCTTACCTTAACCTGCTCATCTACTGGTAATGTGTCCAGTACTCTTAAGTACTCGTATACCTCATCTCTGGTTAAGTAACTCATAAGCTTGCCACATCCCTTACAGACTTATCCCGTATCTTTACAGATCTAAACTTATGTGGCGTTACCGTCAAATGTCCGTCATCCTGTAACCTGTGGATAATCCTATGGATATTACCCTTACCTTTTAACCCTAATCCCTTGGCTATCGTCTCATATGACGGAGATATCCCGTGTAAACGCATATACGCTTTTATGAAGTCTAAAACTAACTGCCGTTGAGGAGTCATAAAATTCCCACAGAAGTATCGAATAGGAACGTTCCCATAGGTTGTAAATTTTTATATATACCCCCCTGGTTGTTTTTTGGAGGTGTTTGGAAGAGTAAAACAGAGCGTAAGGATTGCTGGGAGGACCCAAATGGAAAAAGGGGGTATAGGGGGTCACGCATCACGCTACGCACAAATCGCTTGGGCACTGCCTTACACGCTGATGATAGTTCCACATGATGGGCAATGCGTTTACACGTCATGACTGGTTGACTGCCTTGATAGGCTTGACGTTATCTAATAGNTTGAGGTGACCTGATAGCTCACGCTTAAGTTGCTCGACACTCACAACCTCATCCTTTGCGTTTACACGATCACTGAATAAACCTGTTGACTTACCAAGTAGTTCAAGTGCTTTTAATTTAGTTCCCTCTTGCTTGGCTGACTTACTATGTGCAACCAACTGTCCCATCACGTATCTCTTAGTTGCCACTGCATCATCGACCAACACCTCGACTGTTTGTTCCCAGGCATCCTGGATCATCCTCTGCACCCTTGGATCACGACTTAGCTTATATGATGCACTTGCTATAGAGTTGTCTTGACCCTTAGCATTTGGATATGCATCCCTGTATGCTTGCTTGAGACTCTTACCTTGGATGACACCATTAGCAAATAGTATTTGACTTGCATTAAGAGGACGTACTCTATCTTTAAATCCTACAGGTCTACCATCATTCCTTAG